CTCAGAGTTGAAACGATAAAGATCTCGGTCGGCAAACAAGGCAAAAAATTCTGCAGGGCGTGTTAATGCCAGCAAACGCATAACAGCAAACGGGTAGCTACTACTTGTATACCATGCAGCTTCAACTGGGCCACCGTCACCAACTTGCCAGCTCTTGCGGAATGCAGTAGGATCGTAGGCACCCATAACACTTTCAAACGGACTTAATAATTCACCTTCACTGCCAACCGGAATAACCGAGGTCAGTCCTGGCCGACGATAATTGGGCCGAATATAAAACGCCACTGGGTCCGCTACTACTCCGGCTTCCAGGTCGTCCCATAACACCAAGTTGTCACGGGTGTATGGTGCAGGACCATAGCGATCAATCCACCACTCGGGCTGTTCACTGAAGCCCAGCATTTCCCATGGGGTATAGTTTGGACTTTCTGTATCGTAGAAGTAACGATAGATGCCTCGCCAGGCGCCCAGCAATGGTTCTTCATTGATTTTATTACCGGCACTACTATAGTTGTAGGTAAACGGATTACTAGCTACATAGTCTTGAGTCTTATAGTCTAACTTGTTCCAGCCAACCCAGGACAAGAAACTATTACCAAGAATTGCAGTAATCTCTGCTTGTGTATAATCTGTTGTGCGGAAGAAGCCGGGTATAACCTCATCAACTGTTAATGGAATAGTGTTCTCATCTGTTTTGATATTGTCATAGATGCGTTTTTCAAACTCTAATAATATATCATTTCTGTAGTCGTCAAAGGCCACGGTAATGCTACCATCATGGCCGCGAATTACTAATGTAGGATTTACATAATTCGTATCATAAAAAATTTCAGGGCGGAACTTAGGATACAATCCTAACTTAGTTGGAGTGTTTGGGCAGAAGCTACCTGCGGTATCTGAGTATTCGCGAATGCTTATTACATCTCCCACGGCCAAAGAAATACTAATAGTCAGTAGTGGACCAGTAGGACTTACAACATATTCAAAGTCTCGTTCTAACAAAGTGGTCACGATTTGATTATCAATAATTCTAGTTAGATATACTAAAAGACCCAGATAGTTAGCACTGGTAAAATTATAAGTTTGTACTGTGTTAAATGTTGCGGCAGTTATGGCAGTAACTGTGGTGTTAGTTTCAGTATAAACTGACCCAGTGGGCAACATGTCAGACCAATAAAATGGGTTGAGGTCGGTGCGCCCCAGGGTAATATCGGCGATAGCAGCATCTAGTATTTCAGGTACAGTCATAGTTCCGTAATCATTGGCAATCACTGTTTCTAATAACTTTGATTTAAATTTAATGTATTCTCTACTGTTATAGTCCAACGCCGCAAAAATATCATATTCTTGACTGCGCATGAAATACCCAGACAAAGTTAGTGGCGACGATTGCTGTAAAATTTGTTGACCGTAAGGGATAATGTTGCCTAAGTCACGACTATTGTTGGCGCCGTTAATTGGGCCATTTATGTTAATTAAATTTTGACAAATGGTATCGTAATGATTACGCAAGGTGCCCAACGTAAATGATTCACTATTGGCGTTTAATGGATTATTTTCTAAATTGATAGGAACTTGATAAAAACCAACAGCACTGGCCTGATCGCTTAGTACCGCTACTTCAATAATATCACCTGGTGTATATACTGTGTTAAGTGTAATTGTTGTAGTTGTATCTGTGGTTGCTACTGTGTAATTGTAACTTTCTTGAAAGCTTTCATTTACATATAATTGAACAGCAGGAACTACATTATTGTCTATAACTTTAACGTCTAACAGCAAAGGTTTACCGTCATAGGTAAATTGAAACTGTTGTCTGGCACGACTCTTGGTCGCCGCAGTTTGCCAACCAATTTCTCGAGAATAGGTAACACGATCGCTGTATTCTCGTACAAATCCTGTGCTGATCGCTACAGTAGTGCCAACCGACTCTGGTGCATACACAAATGTATCTTTGTAAAGATTATTGTCAAATACAATATCTCCTACATTAGTTAAACTAAGGTAGGTTAGTTGAAAACCTAGCACAGGATCGTTAAGTGTGCTGGTGATTGTGGTTTCGGCGGCAGTGCTGGGGGTAGCATAACTGAATAACTTGCTGCCCGCAAATGTTGAACTAGGATATTTGGGTTTATAGCCAAAACTTATACCATCGTTGTCATAGACATTAAACAACGGCGCTTGGTTTGTTTTTGTTTTTTGCTGAGCACTGATCCACTCAACTCCATCAAAGTAAAAACTCAGTCCTTGCAAGGTATCTCCGCTGAGGCATACCACGGTTTGATCAAATTTTATTGCAGTTGAATACACTGGTGTGAGATTGATCACCGGCTCTAGCATCAACGGAGGTACAGTATCGGGTGTAATGAATTCAACCTGGTAAACTTGATTTCTAACGTCTGGATCAGTATCTGCAGCAAAAATAACAGTGGTCCCATCAATAAATGTATATCCATCTACTCCATACCCTAAAGATCCATTTACGACACTAAGTGCATCACTAACATTAAAATCAATAATATCAACCGGTGCTATGGCGTCAGTACCAAAATCATATAATTTTGTGCCGGCACGGAATTCTAAAATAGGCCTGCGCCCACGCTGCAAATTGTCAACTACGGCTACAGTATCATTGTAGGCTGCCGACGCATTAATTACATCAATATGGAACCAACGGTTACTACGGGTCCATGGATTGAGATCTTTTCCTGCACGATTGATTGTGAGATAATCTTGAATGATTGGCGCATTTAATGTTGCATCAAAGTTACCCACATCAAAAGGAGTGCTGTCATATGGTACTGTAGAACTTTGTGTATATGTTTCCGGTGTGATAAAATTACTCACAGGCAATAATGTGATTGCTGTTCCGACTCCCTCAACATAGTATTCATTGCCAGCATAACTGGCAGGAATTACATTGCCTCGAAATACAACTTTTAATCCATTAGTGAATACTACGCCATTTGGTGCGGTATAGTTGGCTTTACCAATAATTTCGTCAATGTTGATTGTGGCATTATTTTCAGGATTGACAAGACGAATCTGCCCAAAAATTTCAGGGTCGGTGCCGTCTTGATAATACAGCACATCTTTGATAGCTGTTAATAACGGAATTTCTTCAAAGAATCCAGAAGCATTTTTATACCAGCTAGTGCTGGAATACTCGGTACCAAATAGAATATTAAATTTTTCTAAATTGCTAACTGACAATACATTGTTTAACAACATAAATTGCTGACCATCAGTATCAGTTTTATACTGTATTTGCCAGACATCGTAATATTGATCTTGCGGAAGATAGGTGGTCTGATCAAACAATATTGAATCAAATGATCCAGGTGTATTATTTTCTGATACTACAACAACTTTAAAAGTTAAATCGTTAACAGGGGTTGTGCCTCCTAATAAATTCCCAGGAATCTTTATAGTATCCCCGACAGTATACCCTGTTCCAGAATCAACTACAGTAATAGATGTAGTTGAGTTTGAATATACTACACTGTTAGACAAAAGTTTTACGTTAACAATCAACCCAGTGCCACTACCGGTTACAGTGGTTGGAGTAATAGAACTATAAGTTTGATTAACTACTGTTCCGGACTTTGTTCCACCAATATTTGCAAATGATGTTTGTAACAACGGGTCAAACTGTGTGGTAACTTGCCATCCGCCGGCTTCGGGATCTTGATTTTGATTTAAAAAAACTACAGTGCGGCCATCTAATGATGTTATGCCATCGATTCCGCCTGTGACATCTAAAAACGGAGTAACAAATTGATTATTAATTTGATCAAAATCAAGAGTAGTTACAAGATCTACCGTGCCTGACGGCTTGCCTGAAATATTGCCAATTGTGTTTAAACTATAATAAAAACTTTGTGCGTCCTTGTCGGGCACATCAAAGGTAACGGTGCCAAGATCTTCTCCATTGTTGAGAACCCCAAACACATCACGACTGCTGATGTTTGGTGCATACGGTAAACGTCCGGCAACTCCAGGATCTGTTTGAATCCAAAACCCAGGGCCTGTTCCGGGGGTAGCATTGACAATATTAATTTGTCCCTGCAAATTATATTCATTGGCACTGGAATAGTATAGAGTATCGGGCGCGTCTTGAGGAACAGTAAATGTAATAATTCCTGTGGTAGCCCCGTTACGAAGCACCCCAGTATCATAGGTATTAATGTTTCCTAGACTGGCAATGGTCTTGATATAAAATGGGTAAACACCAGTTAAATTTAAATTAAATACATAGGTATTGCCGCGAACCAATATTAACGTTGGGTTTGGTTGATAGTCAATGATGTAAGATGAACTACCACTATTGCTCACTCGGAAGTTTACAGTTTCTGTGGCATTTTGTGCAACATTAAAATTATAATTGCCGCCACGTACTAGAGTTATAATTGGGTTGTTACCAGTAACTCCACTAAATGCATAAACTCCGTTGGCCCGAGTCACCGTAAAATCGTCAGTCAATGGAATAGCTGTTGCTGACACATCAACACTTAGTGGCCCCGAGGGTAACCAATAGTATTGGGCAAAGTTTGTAAACTTGTCAAAATCTACAAACGGATCAAATGCATAATATTCGCTAGTATATAAACGATCGGCCTTACTGGTATCAGCACCCTGTAATTTTAATGCGTCAGTAATTCCTGGATAGGTAATAGCATCAACAATTTCTTTGCTGTTTTCAGGATTGATTTCTACCACGCCCGGTTCTAGTTGATAATTGGTACGACTGGCCGTTGGCTCAATTACATATCGATCTTCTGGATTAACGCCGGGGCCCACCTTGCGGCCTACATAGCCTTGTGTCTTTTTAAATTCAGGTTCTTGGACCAGTTGGTCTAGGGTGGCTGCTAGAAATTGTCTGTTGACCGGTGTTTGAAATATTTCTGGCAGAAAGTCAACTGTGCGAACTCTTGCCATTAAATTACTCCGCTACCAGGTGCTGTCCGAATATTTGTACTGGTCAAGGCCTGTATAACCTGAATATCATTCACCGTGGCCGCGTTAACAAAAATTTGATTCGGTGCCGACCGTATTTCATACAAGTCGCCAAATGACTTTTGTGGGTTAAGAGGCACCAACACCACACTACTTACAATGCTGCCAATTTGACTGTGGATATAGGCAGCCAATTCGCTAAAATAAAATGTAGCCCCAAAATCCCATTTGTCTAAACTAAAATAAGCATCCATATTGGCCACTACTAAATTTTTAATCTCGCTTGTGCTGGTTGTGGTTCCGGCAGCAGGAATTACCTTGATAATTGCCCGTAATTCTTCTGCTGCCTTGGCTCCAAATAACGGTTTAAATTGTACAGTGTTTAAAATCATATTGTCAGAGATCATTTTATAATCTTGGAGACCGGCATATTCGGTAGTGAGTTCATCTAATGTAGGCGGAGTTGGTTCGGGTACCGTGCCGGTTGAATCTTTAATCCAATTTTGATATGCGACATAATAAGTCAAGGTTACAATATAAAGGTCAATGATATTAGTAGTTCCGGGATCGAGCCGACTTGTTAATGGGCTATTATGTCGATATTGGAAGTATAAATCTTGACGGCCAACTCGAGCAATCCAACCAGTGACAGGATCTACAGTTCTTGTTAAATCGTTATTCAAGGTCAGTTGATAAAACAGGCCAGCACTGTAATCAATGTTGCTAGTGGCGCTGGTTGGGTTGTAGGCGTAAAATACTTGACCGTTGGAGTATTCGGCCTTGTCCAGTTCAATCGCGGCCTGTGTAGCATAGTCGCTGTTGACTACACCTTGTTCAACTAACAAATAGCGTTGAAGATTATCAAAGTCCACAGTTTGTTGTAGGAATACCAATTTTAAATTACTATTCACGCCGGGCGCTACAATGTCATTAAAAAAATCTGGATTGTCAGGAACACCATCGGCATCATTGTCCTCAAATCCAACTATGACCTGAAAATCATCAACATACCCGTCGCTTTCTACTGGTTGCCCAATGATCCGTACTCGAGTATCGCCTTCGAGTGGAGTATTATTATCGGGCTTGCTGTTGGTTTTTAATATGTTAACAAAATCGCTGATCACTGTGCCGGTGCGACTGTCATAGATCTTTTGATTGGTAAAAAAGAAAAATCTAGTTTCTAATACGCTGCCAAAGTAATAGTCCAAACTACGACTAACCACAGTATATGTTGATCCGTCCGTGGTAGCCTGTATAAACCACGAAGCATCACTGTTGACTCCGGCGGTTGATTGTGCATTGGCAAGGCTAAAATCAGCATTCACATCAAGATTGGTACTATTGATCAAATACCATGTGGCGGTCAGATTATTATAGCCCAGACCAAAATTACGATTTAATCGAATTTGCTCAGTGATGCTTTGTGCAAATGTTGTGGTAAAATCTGTGGTAAACAGGGGAATAACCTGGGTGGCAATAGCTCCGGTAGGAACAAAGTTGTTAAGTACCACCGGTCCTAACCCATTGGTAAAATTGCCCAGCCCTTGATTGGTGCCATCGACATAAACGGCAGTTGGACTTGCCCAGATCGCATATTTTTCATTGGCTCTTATGGGAACTCCAGCCACTAATTGATTGTCTTTATCAAAGAAATAACCGGTAGGAGCTATAAATTTTACCAAAGACCCAACTTCAATATACTTGGTGTTATTGCTAGAATATGTGCCGATGGATACTGGATTTTCCAATGAATTTTGAAAATAGCCTGTAGTTTCATTCAATTGTGTAGTGCTTTGGTTCCAGGTAATATTTAACACTGTTAGGTCAGGACGAGTGTAGTTGGCATAATAAAATTGTCTGGCACCATCTTCGCCGATCACCGGTTGAATACTATTAGCTATTACGTCAGCAATGTCATTATTGGTTAGCCAGGTAAATTGAAAGGCTGGCAAATTATTAGCTTCATACAAGGCACCATCGCTGGCAAAAATATTTGTGCTGGAATATTTTCCGGTGTTGTCTACTAGATCAAGATATCGGCTGGTGCCAATGCTGGCACGATTTAAGGCCTTACTTTTTAAAATACTATTGTAGGCGGTGAATGGAAAGTTATTGTAATCTTCGCCATTGACCATGCGATCTTGTGTGTAATAACGTGCAGGTGCTCGTTGTTTAATTTCTTGAATGGTCTCACGTGCCTGGCTATTACTTACAGGTTGTGTGATACCGCAAGTAAATGTGATAGTCTCAATTTGTCCAGTTCGACTAACATACGCAATAGGAACTTGAATGTTTTGCATTTCTTCTGGATTAATAATATATTGTAATCCATTACTGGCACGAACATAATTACGGAAAGTTCCAACTGGGATGGTGGAAAAAACGCCATCACCAAAGTTTAATGTAATCTGATCATTGGTGCGGCTGGTCACTGAATATATAGTACGAGAACCCGGAGTTAGTTGTTCAACCGCGGCCCCATATACATTATCGGTTTTGATCCATTCTCTAGTTACATTTCCTAAATTGTCAAGTTGGTATAACCAAACATCTTCATTGTTAACCCCTTCGATGTTGATGTCTACGGAACGATTACTGATACGCTCTGGCAAATTAAAATCTTGATTTTGTAACACACCTTGTTTGAACAAAAAGAAATAACCAGTATTGGCGCTGGCAAAACCCAATTGATCATTACGGAACAATACATTGAACTGCCCGTTGGGCAACGGGCGAGGTTCATACACATAACTCCGACCAATTGAACTAGCGTTAACCGCTTCAAATGGCATGTTGACTCCGTCAACCGTAGCAGTGTATGGAATCACTGGAATATATCCAGGAACTAAATTAATAGCATATTCGCTGGTGTCTACCCCTAAGATTATTTGATTGTTGGCTGGTCTACCTATACGTTGTGTGTTTAATAAACTGGCATTGACAATGGCCGTAAATTGTTCTTGCCAATCAAAGTTGCTGGGATCAGCCCAATTCACTGTAATGCTGGCCAAATTAACTCCATTATAATCTAAAACATTTTCTGTAGTTTTAACACTGAATACTTTTAAATAACCACTGGCCTCTGTATTACGCTTAGGAGTATAACTCACTAATTGTGCAAGTTTAACTACGCTATCTCTGCGTTCGGCTGTGTCTAAATAATTTTCGCGTGTGTTTAAATCCGTGCGGAACGCCAATGCTTGACCCATAAAGGCCATGACATCGAGTAAGGCAATAAATTCACTGGACTCAATGTAGTCATTAAATGTTTCTGGATAATAAAGTCGCAAATAATCCACAAAACTCTTGCGTAAGGTTTCAAAATCGTAACTTTGAAAGTCAGCTTCGCGGTAGGTTTGATAGATTCGTTTCCAATCTTCAACACCAAATATAGCTGTTTGTCTTGTGGTTGTGGCCATGTTTATTCCGTCGTTGTATTATTTATGGTTAGAATAAAGTGGGTAGTTTAACTAGATATAACTGGCACGGCGAGTTTGTTGATCAAAAAATACTGACAGCAGAGTAGCGGTCTGTCCGGGAATTACAGCAATTTCTAGTTGAATCAGTATGCCGTGTTCTTGCGGAAATATATCTAGCTGTGTGATTTGTATTCTAGGATCACCACCAACAACTCGCTGTATTTCCGTGGTTAGGGCACGTTCGGTCTCTTGTGTTTGATTTTCAAACACATTGTCATAGATAGAGGTGCCGTAGCCAGGGCGACCAACAAGTTCTCCCTGTCGAATATTAAAAGCGTTTAATAGATCGCGTTTAATTAACTCAAAGTCTACCAATGTAAACTTTTTGAATTGATCAATAGTACTAAATCCAACGAAGGTAGTCATATTGTATTTACTCTATCCTATAAATTGTGGTTTGAGCTCAGATAATTTTTTCTGTGCCTGTAAAATATCGGCGTTAATTCCAGCAGTAAGAGCACTAGGAAATTCAAAACTAGGTGCAGGAATTTTAGCATTTCCTAATATTCTTGCCACTGCAGCATCTACTGTCTGGCGGTTAACCGTATTACTAAATCCTGCGGCTACCTTAGTTGCTGATACTAAACTGTCTGAACTAAACAAACTAAAGTCTACACTGAAGCTTGACATTTTTCCAAATATGTCTAGACTACTACCAAGATTGCCTAGCAAGGCTTGTGCTTGAGTTCCTAACGATCCTAGGGCGCCTGTGGCTATGCCGGATAAACTGCCCAGGGCATTGGTGGCATATCCCTGGGCACTACCAATGGCTCCAGTTAACAAACCTTGAGCTTGTCCTAAGGCACTGTTTAATACTCCTTGGGCCTCCCCTAGCGTACTATTTAACAATGCACTACCTTGTGCCCAAGCGGCGGCTACCGGCGCAGTAAATTGAGCAGCGTTATTAACTACTGCACCAACCGATTCTTTTATTAATTGATTGGCTGCAGAGGTGGCCTCGGCAGTTAAATTAGCAACTCCCTGCGTTACGCTGTTAACTGCACCATTGGCAATAGTTGATATATTATTAATTGGAGTTGATAATAAACTACTGACTGAGGCTGGCACCTGGCCGGTTATAGAGTTGGTCAGAGAAGTAACTCCCGAAAATGATGAAGTAATAAGGTTATTAAAATTGCTACCAAGTGCTGCAGTTCCAGATACTAAACTAGCTGCGGTCAATCCTGTTAATCCTGTAGCGCCGTAGATTTGTCCTGTGCTGGTACTTGCAGGAGCCGAGTTTTGGGTTTGGATAGTTCCGCTGGCAGTTAACGACTCGTAGTTAAGTTGCAGGACTCCATTTTGTATCCGAGTTTGTAGTGCTGGATCATCTAGTATACCGGCCACTGAGGTTACTCCATCCTTGCCAGTCCATATGCTAGGCGTACCGATTACACAAGCAAAGTCAGGATAATTGCTGGTGCCTGGTTTTAGATATCCTGTTTTTTCTAAAGACTGTGGTGTGAGATTATAAGTGCCAATACCAGTATCGGTAATAGTGTCTGGTGGTTGATCAACATATACTTCTGTGGTTGTAATCAACGCCTGTACTTCTTCTGGTGATAATGGTCCTACCCCGGTGACCGGTCCGGTCATTGCATAATCTGCCGCAGTTATTGGAGTTTGTAAAGGTGTGTTTGCCAACGAAGGTATTGACAGGGCGATTTCACCAGTGACAATTGATAAAATAGTCACACGGTCAACTCCGGCAGTATCTCTTTCTAAACGACTTAATTCAAAATTAGTCAATCGTGTTTGGACACTGGTCAATGTTTGTCCAACACTGTACCCTACAAGACTTCCGGCTACCACCTGACTGTAAAACAACAGGTCAGCTTGTGCCTGGGTGTATCCACCAGGAGTAATTAACTCAAATTCGTTACCGCTCGGAAGAGTATATTTAAATATAGCCATTATGGTCCAGTTTTTGTAATGCTTGTACCAGTTGGCAATGCAGGTGCGCCCGGTGGTGGTGTTGGTTGACCGTTTTCTAAATTAACAGTGACAGCCACACCTTGATTATGATAAGGCCATGGTTCGTGTGTGGGTGCTCTAGTTACAATACTTTCTAACCCGGCTGGAGCAACCTGCCAACCGGTACTGCTGTCAAAATTTGTGTCAGGCATAACATATTTGGTGATGCCCTTGGGCGCATCTACCCCCAATGCAGGACCACCATTTAGGCTAATTAAAATACCTTTAAGGCTCAATGCTGTACCACCATCAATTGTGGCTACTTTGCTTTTTATCGCTAGCTGCGTGTTAGATTTAATACCAACTTTACCTTCGCTAAAGAGTGTCATGGTTTTTTTGCAAGCAACCGATAGCTCATCATCACTTTGAATTGCTGTTCCTTTTATACTTTTTATATTGATTTTTTCCCCGGCAAACATGTTGATATCCTTGTCAGCATGCAAATTAATAGTGCCTTCGGTTCGCAAATTAATTGAGTTGGTACTAAACACATCCAGTGTGCCTTCTTGTCCTAGTTCTACCCAGGATTGGCCGTTGGCATGACAAATATAAAAAGCATTGCCATCATCGCTCATGGTGATCTGATGTCCCTTGGCAGTACGAATACGAATCAAATTATCGCTGCCATCTAAGGCACCATCATCCATGACCAAGGTATGGCCGCCGCGCCGACCAATCACAGTGGCGGCCCCGGCAGGTGCGCCTGTACTGGTTACTTGTTTAGTAATGGCAGCATCCGAGGCGCCGCCGGCATAGATAGCACGGCCGGGTGTGGCAATTCCATAACATGCGCTAGGGCTTTCTCTCTGAGCAGTACTACCAATGCTTCCGCGAATTGGATCGTTGTTTAGGCCTTGTTGAAACAACACTGCGGCCGCATAAGCATGTATTGGTTTTGGTTGATCAAAGAATTTAGGATTTTCACTTATCTTGGTATTTTCTGGAGGATTGTTAACTTCGGTCACTGGCAATAGTTTGCTCTGAGCAAAATAAGTTTCTTGGTTGGCATTGGCTTTTACATATTTGTCCGAGGCACCAATAGCCGGAACCATGCGATTAAGCCCTTGATCTGGTATACACCCTAGATAATATCCTAGATCTGGATCTCCACCAACAAAAAAGCACAAGACACTGACGCCCAAGTCTGGCGGGGTAAACCACATACCGTAAGAACTCTGGTTACCAGGATATGTTCCGGTGCCACTGGTTCCACTGGAATTGCTTCTGGGGGTTGATCCATAAAATGGTGGACAATAGCTAACGGTGCGCCAACTATCTTTGTTTGCTTGTTCCCCTCCAAATTGTTCAATAAAAACTTGTAACCGGCCAGCGCGACTAGGATCAATGTTGTTCATCACAACACCAACAAATGGGCCCATCTCGGTCGGGATGCCACCTTTATCAAATTTAAAATTGGCCGGGCGACCAGTGCTTTTTTGTATATTTTCTGACATTACGCTTCTCTGTTTAAAATTTGGGGTGGAGTAGTATTAATTCCGTTATTGGGCCCTAACACCTTGGGTGTATTATATAGTGGTAATGCTCCAGGTGCAGCAACAACTACCGATCCATCCGAGGTTGGCGGTTGTATTAATTGTGCTGGTAATGGTTGTGTATCTGATACCGGAGTTTCCTGATCATTAGTGTACGGAGTTGGGCTAGTCGTATAAGACTGGCGTCCAGGATATTCGGCTGTTCTTAATGCAGATCTTATTCCACGTGTCATATGTTATGCTCCGACCTGGAAAGGGCTAGTAGACTCACCGGTAAAATTTCCTATTTCATCCACACCAGCCACGGCTGGCGGCGTATATGGGAGTGTAGCGGCTGTAGTAGCTTGATTTGGTGTACCTGGCGCAGCGGCTGCTGGTGCAGAGGCAGCCATGGCTTGAAGATCTTTGTATGCTTGGGTCAATAACTTGCCTTCGAGCTCTTGTTCAAATTTACCTTTTGAAAAGGTGCTTCTAACTATTTGCGCCACATAAGCATAGGTATTTTGCGGGCCGCTACTGGCTGCCACACCGAGCGCAGCAGTTCCACTGACATTATTAGCACTAACATTCATGATACCTGTGTCAAAGTTATAGTCCGTTGGTTGATTCCACCCAATACTAAATGTAATTTCTGATGCTTCATAGTTAATGGTACCATCAGCATTAAATGGAGCAAAATTAAAATTCTTGGCACTAACTCCGGTAGTGACTTCTCCTTGCTGTAACCAAGCGGGATCTCCTACAATTTTTAGTTTAACCGCAGCTTGGTCACCAGGACTATACAAATAATCTGCAGCATTAGCGGCAACTTCATTGGCTTGCTTGTCGGCTCCCTGACTGCTTTGAGCACTAGCAACCATGACTGTACGGCGAGTGATATTTCTAGGATCCGATGTAGTAGTTTCTTGATTTTTTATCTGGCTGCCACTCAACACCCAACGATATAGATTATTAAATTCTTGACTAAAATCTAATACCTGTGTATTTTGTCCTGTAAACCAATAATTATAAACCTTGTGCAGGCCTCGAAATCGACTGGTAGGAAAATATTCACTTTGCATCTGAGTAATAGCATAGGTACTGATTGTATAGGTCATTCGATAAGCAAAATCGTTGCGAAGACTATCCCAGGCCAATGGAACAGCGGTTACATTGATTTTAAACCATGCCATTTGCCCTGTTTTATTATTGGCATTTGGTACTTGTTTACCTGTGACTTCGTCCGTGGTGTACAAGGCTTGATCGGATATGTAGCTGCTGTTGCGCATGACCTTGTCAATGAACTGTACAATTTGTGTTCCTGCTTGAACTTTTTCAGATCTAGAAGAAGTGTCTACATTGTTTGTTACTGGAGCCAAAGATCTACCGTTGGCATCTTTAGCTTGCATTGATGTTGCACTAAAGTTAGTACTGCCAGGTTTTTTAATCGTGCTGGCAGCCATAGATGCTGGAGCAAATTTTATTTCATATATGTCGGCCACTTTTTGTTTGCCAGCTGTAACTTTTCCTTGTTGATAGGTGTTTAAGGCCTCACATAATCCAGTAAAAGTTGAATTAACTTTAGTAGCTGCTGCGGCTGTGGGTGGTGCATTGCCAGCACTTGTGGGTGGTGCGGCGGCTGCAGCTGGAGTGGCACCAGTTGACGGCACCGCAGTTCCGCTACTGCCAGGTAACAGTCCACCACCGGTTGCACTAGCAGCACGACCACCAAGTGGAACATAAGCCGGAGTGGTTGTAACCCCGGCGGCTTTTTGTGCTGATTCAAATGAGGTTGCCATAATATTACGGTGCCACCACTGCAAACGGACTAGCAGTTTCACCGGTAAAGTTTCCATTGATATCGATACCAGCACTAGCTGTGATGTCATTTACTGAGGTGGCCGGTGCTGGGCCTGGTGCACTGGTAGCTGGTGCCGATGTAGTTGTTCTAGCGCCTGGATCCACTGTAGGATATTGTGTGCCCACTGGTTTACCTACTAGTATGTCTGACACTGTTTCGCCAACAAATTCAAACTGTAGAGGAATACTACCACGGTCCTGACTTAGGGCAGTTTGATACGGTATTGGGTTGCAGGTCACATGATATTCGATTTGTTTGGTAACCAGACGAAATGTTAAATCTCGAATTACAAATGGATAGTATTTTTCAACCACTGATTTGGTACTGCCTTGTCCAGGATACCCAACCAACCCCTGGCTACGTATGGGATTTACTAAATTTCCTTGTTCATCGTAGCCATAAAATCTAATAACCATGCAATACTGTGCCTGGAGGTAGGCTGCGGCTTTGTCAGTAACATTAGCCTGTTTATACAAGGTAGTCACTGCATTATGCAAATTATTAATTAAAGTTATTCCGTTGGGTTCTGTAACAGTAAATTCAAATTTTTGTGCCGAGTGTGATAGACCCGATCCTTTGCCTGGGGTATAACTATCAATTATTAAATTGTCCATGTAGTAGTCTAATTGGAAAAATTGATTGCGCCCAATTTGGCTGGCGCCACCAGTTTGCGCCAGCAAGCTCCAGGTTGAAATATTTTTTGAGCCATTGGTAAAATCTGTGTACTGTGTTGGTGTTAACACATACCAGCTGAGTCCATAGGTATAGCTAGTATAGGCATCCAATACATTTGGTTGTGGAATAATTTGTTGATTAAACGAAGCACTGATAATTTGCTGAGCTGGTTTAACAGTTGGTGCAGTATTGTCTTCACGTTCTGCACCGACCCCGGGACTGGTAGCGGGTGCGGCCACTAGGCTGGAATTTGCATTTGTATTTGATGCTGGAGTGCCTTGAGAATTTGTCAATGACAAGGTAGACGCTGTTGCGCCATCGGTGCTAACATAAGAAGAATTTACTGTGCCAGCAGCCGGAACAATTCGACCGTCAGCAGCTGTTTGAATTGTAACTGTAGTTGGTGGTGTAGCTGGATTTTGTATACCGGTGGTGCCGTCATCTTGGGCTACTTGGCCTGCACTGGCAGTTGGCACTGCAGCAGTTGTTTGTGCCGCCTGCAATAATTCTTGAGCATTGGTCAATTGGTTTGCAAGAACTGCAACTTGACTAGCAATTTGTTGCGCCAAGGCAGTGTTTCCAGCACCAATGGCAACATTTTGTTGTTGATTAAGCGACGAGATCTGTGCTTGTAAAGTAGCAATCTGTATTTGTAAAGATTGAATGTCTGCCATGTTAGAATCCTAGCACTGAGCGAAGAGTTGTAATTTTGGGTACATATATCTGTGTATCTGCTACAAAATCTAACGGGGGTTTGGTCAATGTGTTGGGATTACGCTGATAAAACACCCACCAAAGGCCGGCATTGTCATAAAGGTCAAATGCTAACAGGTCAGGACGATACTGATAGGTGGTATTAATTTTAAACAAGATATCATCAGTTTGTTTAGGGATAGGTCTATTGACCATTACATCTAGAAAAAATTGACTATAGCCAGTTTGAAAATACGGACTAGTTGGATCATAGTTGGCCATTACCAGAATCCTCCTTTGAGCAAGTTTCCATTAGCGTATTCCTTAAGACTGAACTGTTTGCTAACTTGTTGTCGACTTTGCACTGGCAATAATGTCAATTGAATTTCCATTTTAGTTGGTACATACGTTGGTCTATTTAGACCTAAGGTGGGCGGTGCAGCACTACCAGTTATGGCGCCCTTGGTCAAAAACGCCGCTGCCAATCTATTTACAGTACCAAAAATGCTGTTGGTTGCCACACTTTGCCGATCACGAATATTATTAAAATTAAGACCTGCATTGTTAGGACTTCCAGCACGAATATAGTCTACATCTGCCGGTAAATTATAATTAAAACTGCTAATTGCACAAGCATGCTCTCTAAATTGATAATCACCAAGGCCTGACAAATATACTAACGGTGGCGGAGTGCCGCGCTCGGCATCTTGTCCATAAAACATTTTGGTAGCTGAACGTAAAAAATGTATCACTGCCAACAAGTAGTTAGCATCGTTGGTATCCTGCGCTGTAAATATGGCTGTTAAATTAATTTCATTTACATAACTGTTTTGATACCAATATCCTCGATAGTTTGAGTGAGTTAAATCATACGGAGTATACTGAGCTCGGTACACGGTGTTTATAGCCGGAGTGTATGGAAATATAATGCCATCGGTGACTTGTAAGGGTTTGAGAATACCCGGATTAGGTGCGTTATATAGATATTTGGCCTGAGGGGCCAGGCGCAATCTTACACGCCAGTCGCCATTGTTGATCTGTTTGCGTTGATCAGCAATGGTTTTTTGAGCTTGGGCGCCTTTGATTAGCCCTTGGATATTTGCGTCAGCAGCAGCACTGTCGGCTGATGTACCGGTGCCGGTATTTCTCTCGGTTGTAACTGCACTGACCTCTTGTGGTACATTAGGATCTTCAGTTGGACTAGCAGCCTCACCATTGATATCGGTTATCGGTAAATCTTCGGCGGCTACAAAAGAGCCATCTGCTTGTTGAACAAATCCACCACCGGCTGTGGGATCGGTAGCCGGATCGACTGGAAGATCTTCGGCGGCCTGAAACACCCCAGGTGATGTTTCAACAAACCCACTGTCTGCTGCACTCACCGCGGTGTTGCTATTGACATCACCGTCTGTTACTATTGTTTCGCCTGGCGCCAAACTTGTTGCCGGATCAACCGATGTGGCGGCCCGACTTACTGTTGCAGATGTTGTTACCAGTGTTTGTCCTGGACTGGTGTTGGTAGTATTTGGTGTTAAAATTAACGAGGTTGCTGAATCTGTTTGCGTAACTGTGCCACCAGCAGCAATGGTAGCCGCAGTATTTTGTGTAGTAGCGGAAGCAACATTTTGATTTTGCCCAGTGGTATAGCTATCAAATTGCTCTTGGGTTATTTCAACATATTGTCCATCTATGAGTACTTGTGGCATTGATCAGTCCTGTTATCCATATATTTACCGCAAGAAAAAACGGCATATTTAATGATTAAAAGGTTGACAACTGTGGGTTTTATGCTACAATAAATACACTATTAGGAGGTTTATTCTTGGCCACACCCATCACAAAAACACCAGCAAAAACAAATTATCTCAATAATAGAGATATCTTAAAACAAATTCACCTAAGCAAAAATACCTACTGTAGTTACACAGATCCTGTAGCTGATCATCAGTACGATATTATTTTGCCCACCTTGTTAAAAATCAATCAACGCACTATTGCAGAAGCTCGTCGCAATCGTGCCGACAGATTCAAGCGCGAAGGTATTGTCATTGACCCTAAAAAGATTGCCAACACTGATTTAGTATTTAGAATTACCTGTTGGGAACACATACCCATGGCACCTAAAAAAATACCCAAAACTCAGGCTAAAAAGAAGAAAATCGAAGACATTTTTGAATTAGAATTAGAATCAGATGATCCCTTGGCCGACCTAATTGATATTCCTGTGTTGGATCCCAAGCATGTGCGTTTACCATTTCCGCCGTTTTACCACTATCGGTTAGATGAAAACAAAGTGCCATTTCAAGTGGGCAAAAGCCACTGGATTGGTGATTTCGCTCATGGTGAATTCAGCAAGGAACATGGAACAATGACCCGTACATTGGCTACAATGTTTATGAAGTTATGTGAACGCTATGCCACTCGATCAAACTGGCGGGGATATACCTACAACGAAGAAATGCGTGGACAGGCCTTGTTGCAATTAAGCCAGATTGGCCTACAGTTTGACGAAAGTAAATCACAGAATCCGTTTGCATATTATACCGCGGCAATCACTAACTCGTTTACTAGAATTTTAAATTTAGAAAAGAAAAATCAAAATATTCGCGATGACATGCTAGAGCAAGCCGGATTAAATCCGTCGTGGACCAGGCAAAACGCCGGCAAGAAGGATCCTAACTTTGGCGCGGTAGTTACCATCATTACTCCAGAGTAATAACTATGATTAATCGAATTATTCTTGTGGGGTGTTCACATAGTGCTAATTCTGGATTTACTGAACAAAACAGTCATAAACATTATCCTAATCTTTTAAAAAAACAGACTGGATGCGACGTTATTAATTTGTCAATCGGTGGTATGAGCAACCATGAAATTTTTTTAAGGGCGGTGGAGTACATTACAATAAGTGACATTAATGAACATGATGTTTTATTAGTGCAGTGGAGTTGTTTACATAGAATATGGGTGTATCAACAAGATAATAATGTTGACAACTTTACCCAAGTATTACCTCACCCAAGTGGACTCAATCCAGATTTAGCATGGCCGTTGTATAAGACCCATTCTGCTTATTATTGCAATGATTACATGGCACTAAAATTTTGGTTTGAATATATGATTTCTCTACAAGCAGTATGCAAATTAAAAAATATTAACTATGTATTTGTAAATGGGTCTAATAATTTAGTCGACAAATTGAATGTTTATCGTAATCAAACTATTACTTCATTAGAAAATATTAATCTTTGCGAAAATTTAAGGAAAATACTTGATTTTGATAATCGGGATGATTCGTACATATTACAGAAACTAAACATTCTTCTTGGTCTATATAACCAACTTGATTTTAATAATTGTTTAAAATTTGGAGCATTTTATTTTGGCCAAGCTGAATTGGATTTGTCAGATGATAACAGACATTTTGGAGAGCAGTGTAATCTACTTTGGGCCGATGAGATTCTACATCACCTAGATAGAAATTGCCAGTCTGATTGTAATTTATAATTTATTAATGTATAATTTAAAAATATGACAAATCTATTCAAAAAAACGGCTGTGATGACTGATATACACTTTGGTTTAAAGTCTAATAGCATTGTGCACCTGCGGGACTGCGAAGATTTTGTTGATTGGTTTATTGCCAAGGCCCGTGAAGAGAGATGTGAAACCGGCATGTTCCTAGGCGATTGGCATCACTCTAGAGCTGCAATTAACATGCAGACCTTGCATGTATCACTTAGGTGTTTAGAAAAACTATCTGCAGCGTTTGATCATTTTTATTTTATTCCCGGCAATCACGATCTATACTATCGTGACAAGCGCGATATTCACGGAGCGGAGTGGGCTCGGCATTTGCCCAATATTACCATTGTCAACGACTGGTTTAAACAAGACGATGTTATAATTGCACCTTGGCTGGTTGGTGACGATCATAAGAAACTAAAAAAAATGTCGTCAAAGTACATGTTTGGACATTTTGAATTGCCACATTTTAAAATGAATGCTATGGTAGAGATGCCGGACCATGGTGAAATCAAGGTAGAAAACTTTGGTGGGATTGACCGTGTGTTTAGTGGACATTTTCATTTGCGTCAGCAACGTAAAAATATTACCTATATTGGAAACTGTTTCCCACACAACTTTGCCGATGCCGGGGACGATAAACGAGGTATGATGGTACTAGAGTGGGACAAAGAACCAGTTTATTATGCATGGCCTGGGCAACCTCTATATCGTGTTATGAGGTTAAGTGAAGCAATTGACAACGGTGCTAACATTCTAAAACCCAATATGCATGTGCGTGTAGAGTTAGACATTGACATTAGCTATGAGGAAGCAACCTTTATTAAAGATAAATTTGTCAAGGATTATAACTTACGAGAAATGGCCTTAATTCCAGTTAAAAGCACAGCAGTAGACATGGACATGTCTCCCGGAGAAGTCAAATTTGAAAGTGTAGATCAAATTGTCACAGATCAGTTGACCAATATTGAAAGTGAATTTTACGATCCTAAATTACTATTGAAAATATATCAGAACCTATGAGTTGGCGATCAGTGCAATTAAGCAATGACTTGTGTGAGCAAGATCAATTAATAGTAAATTTGTGCAAAGAAAACTTGGTAAACTATGTTGGTACAGACGCTAAGTTTGCACAACTTTTACATTGTTACCCGTTGGCTACTAATTTAGTGTCAACAATCCAATTTAAAATTAAAAATCCTGATGCTAATACCAATTGATTTTGTAGCGGGCACTCATGGCCATTTTTTAGAAGTAGTATTAAATAATTTTTTTAACACTGCCGCACCAACTCTGGACCCCTTTAACTCACTTGGTGCAAGTCACAAAGTTAATTCTAAATATTTAAACTCGAGGATATTTGTGGCCCAACATTGGTTTGAAGATCCTAGTGATCGGTTGTCTCAATTTAATCGTGCAATTTCTATACAATTTGATCAGGACGATTTATTATTAGTATCGTCGGTGAGCTTATTACGAGCTGGTGATCAAGGACTTGATAACAATCAATTAGAAATTAATACTTATTCTAAACTTAGTAACGATTTTTATCAAGAGATGTTAGTAGAAATTTTAAATGCATACCCAAATGTTGATACCGGCAGCGGCTCGATTCCTAGAAACATTTTAAGAGAATTTTTTAAATTTGGGTTTTCAAATCCAAATATCAATGGCTATTGGAAAAAACAACAACAAATGCACTATACAATGCCGGTGTTTATATTTAAATTTAAAGCATTTTATAATTATAATTTGTTTGTTGATACTTTAAAAAAATTGCAAAATTTTATAGAAATACCTTTTAAATTCGATAGTAATCTCGAAATGCTACACAAAAAATTTCTAACTTTAATACCATATATTGGTCATAAGGTGCAGTGCGATAATATTATATCGGCTATCCAACGAGGTCAACCACAACGCATTCCTTCGTTGACACTGTTTCAAGAAAGTTATATTAATGGCCAGTTAGAAAATATTTACAAAAAAGAGATGCCATTTCATAACCTAACCTACTTTACATCTACAAAAGATGTGTTACAATATTTAGAAACTCGGGCACCTAATCTATGATCCATATAAAAAATCTAACCGTTAAAAACTTTATGAGTGTAGGTAACAGCACACAAGCGATTGGATTTGATCGTAAAGACCTTACGCTGGTTTTAGGTGAAAATTTAGACCTAGGTGGTGATGGAAGTCGCAATGGCACAGGCAAGACTACGATTATCAATGCTCTTAGCTATAGTCTATATGGACAAGCACTTAGTAATATCCGTAAGGATAACTTAGTCAACAAGACTAACAATAAAAATATGTTAGTCAGTTTGGATTTTAGTGTTGGTGATAAAGATTATCGAATTGAACGTGGTCGTAAACCTAACTTGTTAAGATTCTTTGTAAACAATCAAGAGCAAGAAATTACAGACGAGGCACAAGGTGACAGTAGAGAAACACAAGATGCTATTGAACATACGCTAGGACTTAGCCACGATATGTTTAAGCATATTATGGCGTTAAACACGTACACAGAACCTTTCTTAAGTTTAAAAGCCAACGATCAGCGAACTATTATTGAGCAGTTGCTTGGTATTACTTTGTTATCAGAACGTGCTGACAAGATTAAAGAACAAAATCGTGCTACTAAAGATGGAATTACTCAAGAAGAATTTCGTATTCGTGCGGTGCAGGAGGCTAACAAGCGTATTGAGGAACAAATCGACGCACTGAAACGCAGACAAGGCATGTGGACAACTAAACATGAAGAAGAGAAAACAAAATTTGAGACTGCGCTGGCAAGCCTCAAAGAGATCAACATTGAATCTGAAATTGAGGCGCATAAGGCGCACGAGGCTTGGGATCAGCGCAGGAAAGATATCAACGAACTATCGAGCGCAATTAGTCGGGCAAAACTTGATAAGGACCGAGAGACAAAGGCCGTGGTCAAGCTGGAGAAGGAAATTACTTCTCTCATCGATCATACATGCCATACATGCGGCCAGGCCTTTCACGATCAAAAGCACGAACAGGTACTGGCGGGTAAACAGGAAGATTTGGCAACAGCTAGAACAGCAAGCCAGGAACACACACAACTCTTATCAGAGTTGGAGACTGCCGTCGAAGCCTTGGGGACGCTAGGTAAGCCTCCCAAAACATTTTACGACAAAGAAGAGCAAGCAATTCAACATCGTGCTAATTTATCAAACTTAGAAATACAGTTGGTTACCAAGACAGCAGAAGTTGATCCGTATATTGAACAGATTGAGGACATGCAGAATCAGGCCTTGCAGGAGGTTAATTATGATACACTTAATGGACTTAGTCGTTTACAAGAACACCAGGAATTCTTACTCAAGCTACTCACCAGCAAAGACAGTTTTATCCGAAAAAAGATTATTGAACAAAACCTCAGCTATCTGAATGCTCGCCTAACACACTACTTGGATCGTATTGGCTTGCCACATACTGTAGTGTTTCAAAATGACCTGAGTGTTAGTATTGAAGAATTGGGTAGAGAGTTAGACTTTGATAACCTGAGTCGCGGTGAACGTAACAGACTAATTTTAAGTATGAGCTGGGCATTCCGAGATGTATTTGAGAGTTTATATCAACCAATTAATGTATTATTCATTGACGAAATGATTGACAACGGCCTAGATACACAGGGCGTTGAATCGGCATTGGCATTGTTAAAGCAAATGAGCCGTGAACGACACAAGAGTATTTGGCTAGTAAGTCATAGAGACGAGCTGGCTGGTCGTGTAGAAAATATCCTTAAGGTTGTTAAAGAAAACGGCTTTACAAGCTATAACACAGATAGTGAAATAGCATGATAGTAGATCTTGTTAACCGCGTTCCGGTTGCTTCGTGTAAAAGTTTATTTTTGTCTAAGTTGCATAACAAAAACCAGTTGCCGCAATATCAAGATTTTTGTGCCATAATATCCAATAATTTAACCACAGCATTAGTCATTAACG